GTTTTTACTAGCTTTCTCCGTAGTTTTCCTTCTACGGATACACAATGACTGGCTTGCGTCCACCCAGGCGTTTTACACCTGCCTGAGATGGGTGTCTAAGGGTGCTACAACGCTAACCCTCTAGAAGTTCCCTCCGAACAACGTGGCATCATAGCCAAGAATATAAATCTTAAAAGGATTCGACGTCGTTGGAGCTAAGTTTGTTAGACCTGTAATCTGGAACTCATAAAATTTTGGTTCGTACCCAGTGAGAACCCAAAGGGCAGTGACAGAAGTCGTCGCAATTGAGAGTCCTATCCCTGTTATTGAAGCTCCCGGTATGGATACACCTCCCTGATTCGCTAGAACTGGCACACCGCTAGCTGAGGACGTAAAAGTGGTCATGATGACCATGACCGGTCCGGAGTATTGGTATTTAAACGAACTAGGGTTGGCTGCGTCAAATGTAATATTTTGAGTGCCTCCCAGACTAGGAACTGATGTACCCGCACAAACTTGATCAAAAGGTTGGGTTGCACTACTTGAACTCACGAAAAGTCTGTTTACCACCTGTGGTGGGAGGGAAACAGTTGCCATTCTTAACTCGAAAGTGTAGTCAATCCAAACCTCACCGATAGTGCTTGTTTGTGTAGCTGAAGTGGCTATATAAACAATGCCTGCATTGGTTGTTCTTGGATCACCTTGTGGGTAAGGTAAAATGACATTGCCTGGAACGCCAGGACTGTTGAACTCAGAGTAAGGAGTGATCCAATATTCCGTGTTGTCACAAGGGATATCATAGGCCACAGAATCCCAGGAGTTGCACTTCAGCACTCCGGCGATCTGCATCATGGATAACTTAGAGGTGGGTGGGGTTCTATTTGAATTCCTATCAAATGCCACCATAACGACCCCAGTCACGGAGCTAGGTGATTCTGATTGATACTCGAACCTCATTTTCCTCAACTTAAATCTCTGAAAGTTGCATGCCACAGAGGCCAACCAAGGAAACATCGTGAAGTCGGCAGGGTCTAAAAGAAAACCCTGCCCTCCATTCTGTAGCGTAAACGTGGAAGAACTACCAACCACTGACTGAAAATAGTCTCGCTTAGATATGGAGATCGTCCCGTTGCCCCCGCTGACCTTTACCGGCGCTCGTTTTACAGCCACGCCCTGCGCTACAGGCATAGACCGGGTCTTGAGACCAGCCAATTTAGGAGCTTTCTTTTTCGCGGTCTTAGTGACCATAATTAATTTCTCCTTTGGCTTTTGAAGTTTTGAGGTGGGGTGTGAATTTTGTGGGTGAAATTTCATCTCGGTGGTTTCGGGCCTAACCAGGGGTCGGGCGGTTTGCGGCGATTGGGTCGGCTTGCCCCTGAGGTTTGATTTCTTCTGAAAGTCGTCAATCATACGGTTACGACCTTCATATTCTTCAAACCTACTTGGAGAGAACATCCTGTCCACATACTGCCGGGCATAATCCACGGCAGCATCGACGACGTAGTCCTGGGCAAACCTACCAAGCTGCTGAACCGCCCCTATTCCCTGGTTGGCTTGATTCGCTAACACGTTCATTACTAATTTTCAATTAGCAATTCTTCCACAAGGAGGATCTTGTTAAGGGCATAGTGGGAAATAGTTTGGCCAATTTTGACGGTTGCCATGTATTTGGTCAAAGAATTAATTTCGGCTTTGGACAAACCATACCTTGCCCCGAGCCATACCAATGTGTCCTCGCTGCACTTGTGTTTTGTAGAAGGTCCTTCAACATTTGGTTTTTCTACCTTCTCTCCTTTAGTTTTGGCTTCTTTCAATTGTTCCCGAAGATTGTTCAACAAACTCAACAGGAAAGGAATATGACCTAACCTACTAAGATCTCCAGTTACCACCTGTTTTAGCCAATATTCAGGAGAAACATGAGGTTTAACCGAATAGCTGAATTTTGATAGATACCGTCCTATATGTGGTGTGAGGACACACCCTTCTACAGTAGGAACGGGCATTGCAGAGTAAAAGGACACACTATCAAACGTGCGCACTGTCATCTCAGGTACGAGCCCTAAGCCTTTTAACACGAGAGAGACACCTTCAATGTCGATCTCGAAGCTACAGGCGACCACCGAATCGTCCCCTCCTACGATTACGGAAAAATCCTCAGTCCCATGAACCTTGGCAACAGCATATCTCATTGCCGCTGCGCAGATCAGGGTATTGCCGCAGGTCGTGTTTGGATCCCCCGATCCACGAGTGCCGGGGACCGAAAACACGTGGCCGTGGCGACTGCGAACTTTCCGGAAACGTTGTTTCGACAACACGATCCTTTCGCTCTCGTTAGGTCTAAACCTTGAATATACCTGCTGTTCAAATTCTAAGGCCCTACAAGAAATGGTCGAATCAAAACGTGAGAAATCACATTCAAGGAAATTACATCTGTCTTTCCTATCGAGAAACCATTTCCCGTATACTGAAGAATCATAACCTACAGCTATAAAAGTTTTCCTATTCTCTGGGCCATAAATTAATTTAAG